CCTAAGACATCAATCATCTGTTCTCCAATGACTAGTCTAAAAACTAGTATTAAGACTATCACTTATTTAAGTGATACTGGTTGTCTGGAGATTCAGGGGGCCAGTCTAGGTCGACTTTTTCGATCCTAGCTTTAGTTCTATGGAGAACATCGCAGCATTCCCTACTCTAACCGAATCCACAGAGATAGAAACTCTGGAAGAGTACGATCAGGACGCTACGGGGAAACTTGCTGGTTATCGTAGACTGGAACCGACAACACTCACATTAAACCGTGTTCTTGACGATGAACATCAAGCAATGTTGATGAAAGCGGTAGAGGATAAAACACCTTTACGCTTCCGTATGTTCTATGTTGTGAACTCTGGCTATAGTGCTGCTAACACTGGTTACTATGTCATCTATGACGCTTATGTCACTAGTCACAAAACCCGTGGCGCAGATAACAAAGCTGTAACACTGGAATTTAAACTTGAACCAGATGGCGGGATTCTAGCAAGGGGTATAGCGACCGAGGGAAAAATTCTGCGACAAGGGGATTATGGCGTAGGCTCAGGCGTTAGCCCATTCACCGGACCTATTGATAGTGAATCTCTGACAGGAAACCGCTTCGTAACCTACAAAGGAACGGCTAGCACTAACCCTTATGGTGCTGATACATCGTTAATTCATCTTCAAGCTAATGAGCATGGCGCATGGCAATTAACGTGTAATACTTCCGGTGCTCCACGTTTGCGGGTACGAAATATCCAGGAAAATGGGAAGTCGGAATGGATCAAGGTATATTCCACCAATGAGAAACCAACGCCAGCCGAAATTGGCGCAGTGGCTAAGACTGACCGGATCGATTTCGGCGAATACTAAAGGATTCTCCTACCTAAATAAAACATGAACGTTGGGAGGTTAACGCCTCCCTTATTCCTGTTTTATAGTGAGGTGATTCTAGATGCAATCAATCCAATTTAAACGCACACAAACGGCTGGTAAAAAGCCGACGCCGGAACAATTATCACAGGGTGAGATCGCCTTACAACTGGCGGACCATGTGATTTACACCAAAGACAAAAATAATAACGTAGTCCAAATTAGTGTTTCTCCAGAAAAACACGCTGAACTTAACACTAAAGTAGACAATAACAAAACTAGCACTGACCGTGTTATTGCTTCCAACAAACAAGAGGCCGCTAATAATCTGGCTAGTGCTAAAGCTGAACTGAATCAGACTATTACCACTAAAGACACCGCAACCAATAAGCGCATTGATGCTACCAACACCACTGTTAGTAACTTAACCCAGACAGTTACGGCAAATAAAACCGATGCCGACACTAAGATCAATAACCTTACGGGGACCGTATCTGCGAATAAGACCGCAATTGAAAGAACCGTTGCCGCAAACAAATCTGATGCAGATAGCAAACATGCAGCTTTAACGAAAACGGTCACTGACAATAACACCGCGATTAACAACAAGGTTAATACCACTAACACCAACGTTAGCAACTTAACTAAAACTGTTACTGCAAATAAAACCGATGCAGATAACAAAATTTCTAGCTTAACTAGCACGGTTGCAGCTAACAAGACAGCGATCGAAAAGACTGTTTCCGACAATAAGAAAGACGCGGATACTAAGATTACCAATCTTACTGGCACTGTTAATAGCAACCATACCGCAATTAACAACAAGGTAGACCAGAATAAATCTTCTACTGATGCCGCAATTGCAGCCGCTAACAAACGAATTGATGGTATTGAAGGTAGCAATGATGCTCTTTACATCAAGAAGAATACCAATACTAAGCATGGTGGGTATCTGTTAAGCAAGACAGCTAACTATCTGGAAGACCAGACATCACGAGATCTTAATTACTTTGGTGCTTTCCGAACTAATGGACAAGATGGACTCATGGATCTAACTCTTAATGTTCCTCATTCTGCCGGTAAAGCGCACGGTCGCGGATTTACTTTCCGTTATGCGTCTGGTGGATCTCGTGTTGAAACCTATGGTTTTGATAGAGAAGGACAGAAGAACTTTAGCTATAAGATGTATCACGAAGGTGATAAGCCGACTCCTGGCGAGATTGGTGCATACACCAAAGCCGAAGTTGATAAGATGTTTGTTAAAAACGTCGTTATGTCTGTTCCCAATTCTAGCGAAAACGTATCTGCATATTTCAAATTGGCAACCGCAACAATTCCACAAAACGGGCGTAGTGTGTTTTTCCGTATTCATGGTGGTAATGGTTACAACGTTACGGCATATGACCAAGTTGATGTAGTAGAAATTCTTCTCCGTAGTGGTAACGATAGACCTAAAGGACTTAACGTAGTTGCATATCGTAGAAATACAAACAAAGATTTTGAGGTATTTGCTGTCAATACTTCCGGTGATAACTATGATATCTACGTGAAATATCAGCGTTATACCGATAACGTTATTGTCGAATATGGGAAATCTGTTTATGTAAGTTTGACGGTTTATGATACGCCGGAAGCCACGTTAATTAAACCTTCCGTTGGTGTTATCGGTGGTCGCAACGTAACTCTTTTTAACACAGAAAATAAACGTGGTGTGTTGAGTTTTGACGACAATACACAAAACAGCTATGACATTGTTCATCTAAGCAATGATAGAGGTACTGGACGGAAATATATTCGTAAATTCCGTAGTAACTATAATGAAATGATCTGGCATGAGACGGTTCAGGGTTCTACTTATCGACTCGCCACGGGTAGTACAGATGCTCAGGAGATTCTAACCGTTGAATCTAGTAGCTCTATTGCTGGGACTCATAAAGGTAATATTCTTTCTGGTCGAATGCTGTTAAATGGCGGTAGTAATGTTATTACCTTGCGGCGTCCTGCTGGTCAATCTAACCATATTGCGTTTCAAGATAATCGGACTGGAGATATTACGCGTCAAGGTTGGATCGGTTATGCCAATGCTGATACTAACGTTTTTGAATGGTATAGCGATGTAGGTGGTACTTCTATTCGTCACCACATCGACGGACAGATCGAACTTGCAACTGGTAAAACAAAACGAGTTTATACTAACGCTCAATTCATCTCAATGAATAGCGACGCCTACCGCATGATCTACGGTAATTATGGTGCATTCTGGCGTAATGACGGTGATAAAGTTTATCTTCTTTCTACTGCCGAAAATGATAAATTGGGCGGGTGGAATGGAAACAGACCGTTCATTTACGATTTGACTAACGGTAAAGTTACTTTAGGTGGTGACGGCAACGAAGGCGCATTAATTCTTGAAAGAGATAGCCGTGCCGCTCGTTTTAGTAATAACGTTTACATTAAGAAAGGTTTTTTGACTTTCGACGCTGGGCGTTCTGGATCTCGCGATTATATTCGATTTAATCATTGGGGTGATAGCAATAATGCTCGTGATAACGTTTTGTACATAGAAGATAGTCAAGGCCGACATTTTAGCACAGAACGTGCGATGGGTACAGGTGCTCTTAAAGCAAACTTCTTAGGCGATCTTGAAGTTGGTGGTAAGTTTACTTGGGGTAAAAATACCGGACAGTCTTCATTCAACTGTCGAGTATGGGGCAACGACTCCCGTAAGCAGGTTTTAGAATTTGCTGATGAAAGCGGTTGGCATTTCTATACACAGCGTGCTGGTGGTCCTGGTACTAATGAAATTAACTTTAGTGTTAATGGCAGTATTCACTCACAAGGGATCGCAACTTCCGGTAATATTAAGATAACTGGTCCAGATATTGAGTTTCGTCGCAGTGGCAATAAACACATCTGGTTTAGAGACCCAGACGGTTTAGAGTTAGGCTTGATGTACTGCGATGATGCTGGTGTTATTCGCTTCCGTGGTCAGAAACAAGCCCAGACGTGGAAACTTGCGGATAAGATGATTCATCTTGAATCTGGTAGCGTCGGCGGGTCTGATAAAGGTTTGATTCGCGGTAACGTTTCTGGTGGTAGTTGGGCTAGCTGGCGTGACCGTGCTTCCGGTTTGCAAGTTGATTGCCCCCAATCAACCAATTCCGCTCATAACATCTGGAAAGCTACACATTGGGGTCAATATCACATTGCGGCAATGGGTGTGCATGTTCCTAGCGGTACTATCGGTAATGCTACAGTTAAACTTCATGTTCATGACGCTGGTTTTGACTTTAACGCTGCGGGTGATTTTAGCGCAGGTCGTAACGGTAGCTTTAACGATGTTTACATTCGCTCTGACTCCCGTTTGAAGATTAACAAGGAAGAATTACAGGACGGTGCATTAGAGAAAGTAAACTCACTGAAAGTCTACACCTACGATAAAGTTAAATCTCTTTCCGATGACACGGTGATTAAACGCGAAGTAGGTATTATTGCTCAGGATCTGGAAAAAGTATTGCCGGAAGCAGTAGGTATTCAATCCACAGAAGATCCAGAACAACCGGAAGCAATCAAGACTATTTCTAACTCTGCTGTTAATGCCTTGATTATTAAAGCTATGCAGGAAATGGACGCCAAATATAAAACACAGATCGAAGCATTACAGAAAGAAATTGCCGAACTGAAAGCAACTAAATAATAAAAGTCGGGGGACTAGTTCCCCCGTTATAAACAATTTTAATTAAGGGGTAATTCTATGTCTCAGCAATTTAAAGATATTTTTACTGGTGGTCTGGTAAGTATGTTCTATCACGCCGATACCACTAACACCGATCTTGCACATGAAAGCTATGAAGAAATTAAAGAGTGTGCTGGTTTTCCTGAAACTGGTATCGAGCGCGGCACTGTAGAAGTTAAATCCTTCTCTTCTCAGTATAACCGTAAGCTGGTAGGTAAACTGAACGTTCCTGATCTGACTCTGACCGTTAACTACATTCCTGGTGATGCGGTACACGAGAAGCTCATTAAAGCTGCCGAAGACGGTACTCGAATTCAGATTAAGATTGAATACTATGTAGATGCAGCAAAACAGACTGGTATTCGCACCGCTTTCAACGGCTTCATCTCTAAAGTTGCTATGAACGGTGGCGATGAAGAAGTGGTAACGAAAGAGTTTACCTTTGCTGTTGATGGTGCTCCGCTGAAACAGCAAATCTTCACTGCCGGATGAACTAACGAAGAACTTCCTTTACCAGAACCGGAACCACTGCCGGAACATGAAGCGGTGGTGATTCCAGAAGTAGAAGAAGTTACGGCGAAAGCCACAGCAAAACGAGGCCGCAAGGCTAAGAATTAATTTTAAGCCCTGCCTTAATGGTGGGGCTTTTTTATTGGAGTAATCAAAATGGCAAATGTCGTTAAAGTTCCTGGCTGGATCGGGTCATCTGCTGTATCGGTGACGGGTAAGCGATGGATGAAAGAAGCATTAACAGCTTTAAAAGTTCCGGCTCCGCGTAATATGTCGGCAATGGCTGGTCGTGGTATGGATACGGTTGTAGCTACTGCATCGTGGTCTACTTCATTGGGTAATAACTGGGGTGTAACTGCTTCAAACTATCCTGTTTCCGGTATGCAAAGCAAAGGATCTATGGAGAACCCCGAAAACGTGGGCGTAGGGCGTCTGGTTGGCGTTATCGTTGGTCAATTCAATGGCGGTACTCCTACTATGGCTGTATATCTCCAGAACGGTAGAGCGGGGAATATAACCGTTAATTTGGGTGGTGCTGCTGTCACTGTTCCTTATAACAGTATGCAAAGTGGTTTTCATTACTATTGGTTAAGCAATCCTCCGGCTGCTTTCCTAACAAATATTAAGAAGACTGGCACTAAGCAGACTTTGAAAATCTCTTAAATTCTAAATAAATACAGCGTAATCACTATTAATGAGGAAACAATAATGAATCTGAATGAAATGCTGAAAGCTCTTTCTCCGAAACGTGAATCTTTAACCCTCGGCGGATTTACGTTCTATGCTCGCCCTATGTCGGTGCAAGAATTTAATGAACATGTTTTCAATACTGATAAAAAAGACCGCGATGAACGCTCTATTCTTCGTTGTATTGAAGATGAAGACGGTAAGCCAGTATTTGAATCTATTGAACAAGTTAAGGCACTGTATACTAGCGTCCGCAGCGAATTAATCGGCTTAGTTGCTCAAGCATCATTGATGAAAGATGCGGCGGTAATTGAAAACGAGGTAAAGTAAACCCGCTCTTGAATTTTTATTTTCGGCAAATGATGCGTCGGGGCTTGAGTAAAGATGAGATGGATAATATGCCAATTACGCTATTTTGGGCGTTGCATATATTCGATACATATCTTGAACCACAAAGCCCCCTATATCAAGATGCGCGACATGCACAGTCGATGTATTACATGCACGTTACATCTCCTAACATGACTCGTGAATGGTTGAATAAAATCAATGTTAACCAATTCCGAATGATTAAGGACGACAAGCAATTTAAAACGCAAGAAGAAATAAAAGAAATTGCTCGTAAGAAAGAGGAAGAACGTAACTCTGCTTTGGTTGATAGTTATTTCGACGCTTCATTATTACAAAAGCTCAAGAGCGGTCAATTGGGGTAATTTATGACAAAACATATAGTAACAATAGAAGGGGATAATAAAGGTCTAAGGAGAAGTACCAATGAAGCCGCCGACCTTCTCGATAGTTTGTCTGAAAAGGCAAGTGGTATTGATTTTGGTGGTGGCTTATCTGGTCTGACTGGATCTCTTCGTGGGATCGCTGGCTCTGCTGGTTTGGCTGCTGGTGGTATCGGCTTAGTTGCGACCGCAGTGGTTGCAGCCGCTAAAGCTGGCGCGGAATACGTTAAACAATATTCAGAAGTATCTAAGGCGACCGGACTCTCGATTGAATCCCTTCAAAGACTGGAAAAGGAATTTTCTGGTACTGGCCTAACAGTTGAAAAATTCGGTGATATCAACAAAGACACCTTAGATAAGATGGGTGATGCATGGGCTAACGGTGGTGGTATTGCTGATGACTTAGAATCGGTTGGCCTTAAGTTAGAAAACTATGCTCACTTCATGACTGATCCGCAAGGTGGTATGAAAGCGGCGATCCAAGTGTTCTATGACATGAAGAAAGCCGGAAAATCAATGGCTGAAATCAAGTTCATGATGGAATCTTTAGCCAGTGATTCAAGCCATATGACCAGCCAGCTTGAGAAATATAATAGTGCTCAAGAGGCGATGATCGCTATTCAGAATCAATCTGTTAACGTCACCGAAGAAAACGCTAAAAAATATGATAAATTTTCTCAAAATATCAATAAGCTGGAAAATAACCTGAAAGGTGTCGGTATGACCATTACTGGTCCTTTGGTTGATAGTTTAAACTGGTTATTCGAATGGTTTAATATTGATTGGGAAAAGAGTTCTCTATTCAGGGCATTAGACCGTCTGAATAAAGAAGGTAAGACCGCAACTGGTGGTATTCTTAACGCCAACCATAAAGACGCTCAAAAGATTATTGACAAGTACAATAAAGAAAAGCGTTGGAATAATCTGGCAGATTGGGAAAAGGCCGCGATCCGTGGTGCTGGTGTCGATCCTCGTACTGCTGGCTTTGATGTTGAAGGATTTAAGAAACGTTTTGGTGATTCTTATAAGAAAAATGGCTCTCTGATTGTTGTCGATAACGGGGAACATCTTACCCGCAAGGCAGATCCTAACCGTGATTTGACTATCCCGACTACACCAACTCGACCAGCTTCATTGGGTAAGTCTGGCAACGAGAAGAAAGCCGAGGAAGAAGCCAAAAAGAAAGCGGAAGAGGCAGCTAAAAAGGCTAAGGAAGCCGCAGAAAAAGCACAGAAAGCACGCGAGGATGCAATCAAGCGACTGAATGCACTTGATGTTAAATTGCAAGGGCAAGTTGCAGCGTCTATCACTTCTCAAAATAGCCAGTTGCAAAACAGCTTAAAAGATGTGAACGACGCGTTAGCTCTGGGCTTAATCTCTCAGGAAGACGCAGCCGCGAAACGCCAGGCGCTAATCGATCAGAATACTGAAAACGTTTATAAAATGATGTTGGGTGCTGATCCGATTGATGCTCTGAATGCTTTAACACAATTGCAACAAATCAGGGACAACGAGCTAGAAAGCCATAAACGGTTACTTGATGGTAAAGCTATCTCCTACGAAGAATATATGCGTCGTGTGAACGATACCGAGCAAAACTATTCTCAGATTGAAAATTCTTTACAGGGAATGGATGGTTATAAAACCAATCAATTAACTAGTGGTTATGATTATCAAGACTCAAATAATCCGTTTGCTAAATTTAATGCAATCGATAAAGAGAAATCGGATGCTGAACAAGATTATAAGACCGATAAACTCAAGATTGACGGTATTAATGATCCGGCTAAACGGATGGAAGCATTAGAAAAACTCAATGAAAACCATCAAAAACGGATGGCTGCAATTGAAAAGAAATATGCTGATGCTCGCCAGTCAATAGCCGATGATATGTATGGCGGTTTTGCTGCTGCAATGACTCTTTTCGGGCAGGAAAACACTAAAGCTATGCAGATGGCTTTCAATGCTCATAAAGCATTCTCTATCGGACAAGCGACGGTGAACATGTGGACGGCTGCTACCGATGCATGGAACGATCCGACCAACGTAACCACAGGTCAAAAAATCGCTGCTGCTGCATTGGCTGTTTCTCAGAACATGGGAAATATTGCCAACATTAAATCAACAAATTTAACAGGAATGTCACATGATGGTATTGACAGTATCCCCAAAGAAGGTACGTGGTTGCTTGATAAGGGTGAACGAGTAGTTGATCAGCGTACCAACGGTGATTTGAAAGACTTCCTTTCTGCTCAAAAATCAGGCGGTGGCAACTCTCAACCGATTGAAGTTAATGCGCCTTTGAACATTAACGGCAACGTTAATAGCTCAGACAAGATGGTCATGGATGCTATCAAACGTCACGCTAAGTTAGTTGCTCAGGCGGTAGAAGACGCACAGCGCCGTAAGATGTAATTAAAAGCCCCATAGTGATAAATAATCATAAAACTATGGGGGCTTTTTCTATGTTCAAATCCAAGAATATTAAAATCACAGATTTTACTCTTAAATCAAAACAGCCTTTCTTCAAGGCGCAATCTATATCCGGTAAGTTCCAGCGTCGCTTTACTGGCATCCATTTTTACGAAGCAGAATTTACCGCGAATTTCATGGCTCAGGATATTAACGAAGTAAAAGAATTTGTAGCACGTCACCTTTTTGGTCGTCCTTTCAATGTACCACTGTCTTACTTTTCAAAATATACAGGTGATGTACGCCAGATGGTAACGGCTGCTGCTGGTACTGCTCGCGGTGGGCGTAAGGTGAGAATCTCCAACTTCACCGGAACACTGAAAGCGGGAACTATCATCCAGTTTGAGAACCACAAGAAAATCTACACGATCACCGAAGATGTGAAATCAGGTGGTGAAATGAAACTCTTCCCTAACTTGCGTCAGAACGTCCTGGCGGGTGAGGTGATCAAGTATCAGAACGTAGAAGGTGAATTTGTTCTCAAAACTGAAAACATCGATTGGAAGATCGCCCAGATCGGCAAGATGAAATTTGAATTAGTGGAGAATGTATAATGGCAACTATTCAGGAATCATTCAGCAAACTATGCACTAATCTGGACTTCATCGAGGTATACAACGACCAGACAGGTCAGAATGTGTCTAGATTGACTCTACCGCAGCTTTTTTCCACTGGATCGATGTTCCACATTATCGAAGTAGTAACCGCGTCAGGGGACGTTTTACGGCTTACAGACGGGTACTTCGATTTGGACTATAACGGATTTACGTATCTCGCAACGGGTGATTTTCTTCAAATCTCATCGAATACCGAAGAGAAGGAGATCAACAACAACGGGATCAACGTAACTGTTTCTAACGTCCGCGAAGAATACATTACCTTGATTCGTAACAAGCAATTCGATAAATCTGATGTGAAAATCGAGATGGTTTTCCTGAACCCTAACACGGGCAAGGTTGAAACTACTTACCCTGTTTTCCGTGGGGTAGTCGATTCCATCGGGATTAACATCGAACATGAAGATGAAGAGTGTAAAAACGAATCAGAATTTCAGCTTAATAGTATCTGGGAAGTTCTAGATAAAAACGCTCGTAGTCATGCTTCCGATGGTATCCACCGATCCTATGTTGGAAACGAGAACGATCTATTCTTCTCCCGTGCCGGGAAGTGGCAAAGCGAGTCGAAGTGGTTTAGCTCTAAGAAATAATCCCTTCTCCCTAAGCCTAGTAAATAACAGCATGGAGGTATTCAACATGCTAAAAACTAGGCTTATCACCGATTACATCAATTCTTTAATAGGTCAGGAGTTCGTTCAGGGTGAGAATGATTGCAATCTCATTGCATGTAAGATCATCGATATTCTCGCTGGTACTGACCTATATAATTCTCTTTATAAAAAATATTCAACTAAAGAAGAAGGCTTGAAAATCTGCAAAGAATTAAGCGGGTATTCAAACATCCTTCAACCAATTAAGAAACATTTCAAATTAGTCACTGATGATTTACAGGACGGCGACTTACTGGTCACAGCCCACAAATTAGGAAACCGTAATTATTATTCCGTAGTTCCTCATTATTCCGGTTATGGCCTCGTTGAAGAAGATGGTATCTGGATGACCATTCCTGTTTCAGACATTGACTATGAACAAGTTTATAGATTCGGGGGTGAATAATGGGATTTGAAATATTGGTAGGCGCGGTTATTGCTGGTGCGTCTGCTGGGATGGCTGCTGCTGCAACATTTTCTGTTATGACCGCAGTCGCTATCGGTATGGCTGCTGGTGCAATGACCTTGATCGCTTCCACTGTAGGCGCACCAAAAACACCGAAAGTACAAAGCCCAGATAATGCGGTGACACTAGGAACATCAAACGATCCTAAGACAGTATTACCCGTTCTTTTCGGTACTACCCGCACAGGTGCAATCTGCGTTTACAAAGCAATTTCTAAGCAAGAAAACAATAAGTTAGTGCAAATCTTCGCAATTGCCGAGGGTGAAATCGACCATTACAAAGCACTGTTTATCGATAACAAAAATGTTCTTGTTGGTAAGAACATGACGATCCGTGATGGTGTACTGGACAAAGGCAACATTAAAGAAGAATACCGGAAAGTTTTAGAGGTTGAGTTCCGCACGGGTAAGAATCCTAACACCGCTTTGTCACTGGCAAAACGTCACTTAGGGTCAGACTGGAACGACAACTACAAAGGCAATGGTATTGCAACCATGTGTATTGTGTTACGCCGTGATGATAAATCTCTTGCTGCTGGTGTTGATATTCTCCAACCAAATAGCCAGGTAGCGGTCGATGTTATGGGCTTAAAAATCCGTAACCTTGAAACCAATGCTATTGAGGCTAGCACTAACGGCGTGGACCAGATTTTCCACTACCTAACAAATGAAAAATATGGCTTATCCGTACCAATTGAAAACATTAACGTTGATTCATTCCTGAAAGTACGTAAGCAAGTACGTCAGATGGACCTACATTCGAACGGTGCATGTGATCCGAACGCCAGCTTTAAAGAGAACTTGACTAGCCTTATGCAGACTTTCGGCGGGGTGATGTTCGAATCCTTCGGAAGAATTACCCTGAAACTGGATGCTCCTGATATTGTTAAGCATACATTCAATGAAGACAATATCATGATGGGTAAGGTATCACTGAAAACAGGTGGCACTAACGGTTATTTCAATACCATTAACGCGATGTATCAAGAACCATCAATTGACTATTCAGAGCAAATGCTACGTTATCCGGCTGATGCTGAAAACGATGCTACTATTCGTCAAGATGGTCGAATTATCGCTAAGGATATCGAATATCGTTTTGTTAAGTCTAAAGCCCAGATTGATAAACTTGCGAGCATTGAACGAAATAAATCTCGTATCACTCAGGTTATCAGCTTTATGACTACTGACGCATTCACTGCCGAGGTGTGGGATGTTATCAGCGTAACCTATGATGAATTAAAACTGAATAATTCACTTTGGCGTATTACTGCAATTGACCGCTCGATTGATTCTGGTATTGCTGGGATGATGACGATCACCGCCACAGAATATAATTCTCAGGTTTATACTGACCTGAACTATGCGGCTAACCCAGATAACCGACCAAGTGGTTTACCGGATTCAATGACAGTACAGAAGCCTACTAATTTCAGAATTAAGGCAACTGGTGAAACAATCTATGGTAAGAACGTTACTTTAACATGGGATGCGCCGGAAGATTTTAACCGCTACGGCTTCCAGATTGATTACCGTGTTAGTGGATCGCCTAACTGGATTAAGCTGGGACAGACTTCACAGCAAATTTTCAGTGTCAGTGCACTGGCAAAAGATCGTTCTTATGATTACCGAGTTTGTGCTTTCGGTATCATCGCGAGATCTGATTGGGTAGAACTGATTAACCAGAATCCTACTGTTACCTATGAATTACCGACTCCGGTTATTCGAATCAAAAATCAGGGTAGCACGCCAGGAACTTTCGAAGGTAATGATCTGATTATCGAATGGGAAAATCAGCAACAATTAGATGTGATGATCAACGGTGAAACTAACAAGTTTAGTGACCTGTTTGAAGCATACATTATCAAGGTGACTAACAAGGCTGGTAAGTCTATTCAGTACCGTACCCGCGATCCTGAATCATGGACTTATACACTTGATATGAACCAGTTTAACGGCCTTTCGCGACAACTTACGGTAGAAGTATCGGCTAAGGGCTATAACAACTCAGAGAGCGCCCCAGCGCGTTTAGTGGCTATTAACCCACAGCATAAAGGTATTAAAGGTTTTAGTGCGCGTGGTGGTTTTAATGCTGCTTTCGTTAGCTGGAACGGTGATGTTCTGGAACAGGACTATGCTGGGACGATTGTACAATTTGCAACCGATAGCACTTTCTCCGATGCAAGGGCGGTAAGCACGAATAGTGTTAGCCATACATCTTTCGACTTGACGGACGGGGATTATTATCTTCGCGCGGCACATTACGATATTTTCGGTATGGATGATGCTGTTTGGTCTGAACCGTATTTCATGCAAATGAAATCTACCATTAGCTGGGACGATCAGGACAAAGAAGCACTGGAAGACCTGATCGGTTTACAAGATCGATTAGATGAAACTATCGCGGATGCTATTAAGCAAGCTGGCGCTAATGCCGATGCTAAAATTGATGCAATGCATAAGCAAATCACTACTGAAACGGGTAAAACAGTTCAAGCCTCAGCCGATACTCTCAAGAGTCTGATTGCTTCTGGTGATAAGGCAAGTTCAACTAAGATTGATCAGGTTAAAGCTGAACTGAAAGGCGATATCACCAAAGAAGTTAGTGCATCTGCTACTACCCTGAAACAAGCTATTGCTACCAGTGAGGCAGCAAGCGCAACTAAGATTGATCAAGTTCGGGTAGAAATGGATGGCAAGATTGCTGGTGTGAATCAGGAAGCAGATGTAAAAATCGATGCTTTGAAGGGAACCATTAACAGCAAATATAACCTGGCAGTTAATGCAGATGGTCGCGTGGCTGGTATTCACATGAGCGCAAGCAATGATCCGGCACAACCGACTAAAATCATCTTTACGGCTGATAAAATTGCTGTAGCTCCGCAGAATGGGACCGATGTTTGCCCGTTTGGTATCGAAGGTAACAAGGTTTATCTCGATAATGCGATGATTCGTAATGCTGCAATTGGTACAGCCCAGATTAATGATGCGGCAATTACTACCGCTAAGATCGGCAATGCTGCAATTAACAGCGCGAAGATTCAGGACGGGGCAATCACTAACGCCAAGATCGTAAACGGTGCTATTGATAATGCCAAAATTGGTAACTATATCCAGTCTTCCAACTGGAACGGATCTACCGGATGGCATATCAACAAGAGCGGGTCCGCTACGTTCATGAACGCTACCGTTAAAGGTAATATCACGGCTGATTCTGGTACTCTGAACAACGTCACGATTAACTCTAGCTGTGTTATTAAGGGTATGCTTGAAGCTACTCAGGTTAAGGGTGATTTCGTTAAGGTGATTGGTCGTAAGTTCCCGCACCGTGATGTTAACGTTGATAATGGTTATGCTGGCTATCCACAGGGTACGGTCACTGTTCGCGTTGAAGATGATCACAAGTTCGATCGTCAAATCGTTATTCCGGCAATTAGTTTTGGTGGATTGCGAGCGCGTGAAGGGTCGAACAATAATACCTATTACGACACATGTCGCCTGATTGTTCGTAAGAATGGGTCAGAGTTGTATAATAGGGCGTATGGCGGTAATACTGGTCTTTACTCAGGTGTTATTGATATGCCAGCGGGTAAAGGTGCTGTGACCTTGACCTTTGAAGTGCAATCAAGCGCAATCAACAACTGGACGCCTAGCACATGGATCAGTGATTTAACTGTAATGGTAACTAAAAAAGCCACTACGGGTATTACTGTTTCTTAAAAATTTAATTTTAATAATTAATCCCGCTTAATTCTTTTGAGTTAGGCGGGATTATTTTTATCTAAATAATTTTGCCATTAAACTATATAAAAATATCGGGGGCGTAATGACTGAAATTATATATGGCGGTATCGGTGTTATCGCCTTAATTTGTGGTGGTCTTTGGAGACTTCACCGAAATCAATTAGCAACTGAAAATAGATTGTCGAAATTGGAATCCAGCGACGCATTGTTAAACCAGAAGTTTGAGACGATGCAGAATAACCATACTCAGATTGCTGAACGTGTTTACCAAATGGAACAAACACTACACGGTATAGAGAAGAAAGTGGTTGCGATGGACGCCAAATTTGACCAAGTTCTCGACATACTCAAACAAAAATAATAATAAAGGGGTGAATATATGAAGAATAAACTTAAGAAATATTTTGGTTATCTCTTGATTGTCGCCCTCACTTATAACGTAGCTATTAGACCTCTGCTAACGTCCTTTGGGCTTGAACTCCCGGCTATGACCGTGGATGAACAATTGCTAAGGACACTGGCGGGGGTCTTTTCGTTATTAGGGGGCTAACATGGCAACCAGTACCAATAAACGAAACGCTCTAAGGACTAAGAAAGCGTTACGGCAATGGTCTGAAAAGGCAACCGATACATTCGAAAGGGCACTAGGGGAAGGGGCGATCTTTGCTTCCAGAGCACTCCAGAAGAAGATTAACAAGAATGTTGATAGACCTACTCGCTGGACTCAGCAAGCTGTAGGTAATACCAACTACAAGAACCGATCAGGGACGAGACACCAAATCTTCATCAAGGGCGCAAGGGATAAGGACAAGAAGATCGGCAGTCAGGATGACTATCTGAAACACTATTTCGATGGGGGCAAAATCAATAAGCTAGTTCCAATCGCCAACGGTAAGGTCTTAGACTCCCACGGGAACATTAAGGCCATTAAAGGCGGTAAGATGATGCGTAACATCGAAAATGGCAACTTCATCAAGGTAGAGAACCAGGAAGGGACTTTTATCATGAAGAAGTACAAGCCTAAGAAATCCCGAACCAAACGCGCTAGGAATGGATCTGCGGTGGCAAAACGTCGCTTAGAGAAACGCATACAGAAACAGAGTAAGCGAATTGTTGCCGTTAAGTCGGATAAAATTTCTACTCGTTATTCGACGCTAGGATCGTGGGAAAGCAACGAAGCAATGATGCTTGAAAACATCAATAAGCACATTAAATCGCGCATGAAATACGTTTAATCAATAAATACCCTCATAGAATCTTATGGGGGTATAACATGGCTAAAAATATTTTCACTGAATTTCCTACTTATCCGGTTGATCAGCTTTCCGGTATTTTTATTAATGGCATTAGCCCAGAATCAATGACCTATGATTTTGAGGCGAAGAGAGTTAAACATAAACAATATAAAGAATGTATCCGTGACCATGAAAAGGGGACCGTGTTTTGTGTCGCTACATTGGCTAAACGTCCTAAATATCGTTTTCGTGTAGGGCAAGAAGTCGATGTAGTTAATCCTTATAGCTTTAACTGTCTGGGTGATGCACGCGCGGTGTGTGTAGGCACTGCTCCTTATTATATCAAGGGTATGCGCTTTATTGGTTATATCTTCGAAATGATCTAAGGGGGTAATATGTTAAGTAAGCATTTTTCTCGCAAGGAATTTAAATGTAAATGCGGAAAATGTGATTATGATACAATCGACGCTGAATTACTGGTGATTCTTGAGGATGTACGAGAGCACTTCGGGAAGCCAGTAATTATTAACAGTGGGAACCGTTGCCCGACTCATAATAAGAATGTTGGCGGCGCAACCAATAGCTATCATGTTCGAGGCCGTGCGGCTGACATTGTTATCAAGGGTGTCTCGCCTGATATTGTTCATGCTTATCTTGATGGGAAATATCCTACTCAATACGGCTTAGGAAAATATAAAACCTTTACGCATATTGATTCCAGATCAAAAAAATCACGGTGGAATGGATAAAACAAAAGCGCCTCTGGTGGGCGCTTTTTTGTTAGAATATGCTGGCGACGTTAGCTATATTTCTGACCATTTTTTCATTATAGACAAATATACCGCAGAAGATAAAGTGGTATTTGATGAAGCAGATCCGTCACTGGTTGAAGCAATGAAAGAACCGGAACCAGTAGAAGAAACTCCGGTAGTGGAACCAGTCATTGAAGAAGTTCAGCCAGCAGTTGAAGAAGTACCAGAAGTTAACGCAGAATCTCCGGTAGCCAACATTTTCTCTGACGAGGCAGAACATCGTTCTCCGGTACACGACACAGAAACATTTTGCGATCTTACTGGTTTCCAAAACTACAATAATTAATTCTTATAAATAGTAGTGAATATTATTTTATTGAGGATTCACTACTATGAATAATACTTTAGCAAAGGATATCGAATTTACCGCAAAAAGCAAACGTGCGACCCCTCCGGTCGAATATGAAACCAGAATCATTAAAGTTTGTCAAGCGCATGGATGGTTATACAGTGGTTTTGTGCTTCCTGTAAAGAAACCATTCCAGAACACCAAAGTTTGCATAGAAGTTAACGGAAAGGTTAAAACGCCATGTATTAGTCATGTTCTAACTGGTCAGTTTACTGGCAAAGATAGAGTATCACCGCCTAAGAAGAAGTTTAGATTTACCGAAGAAGAACACTTAGAAAACGCTCGCAAGTTCTACAAGCCGATAGGGTGGGATGTGTTAGGTCTGGCTGAACCTTATCAGGGTGTTGACACTAAACTAATTCTTCGTTGTAAGTGCCACGGAAAGATTCACAAGAAAGGTGATTTACACAATAACCGCAGACAAGGCGGGTTAACATGCCCTTTGGTTAGGGGGGTACTTAAATCAATTCAGAATGGTAGAAAACAGGTTATCAGAAACAAGTTTGCACAGCGCCCTATGCACTTTTATCTAATTCGTGTTGGCGAGAAGTTTTTCAAATATGGAATTACCACTCGCAAAGATCCGATGCAACGGGTAAGAGAACACCAGAAGCACACCAGCGAGAAAATCACCTTTGAATGCTCACATTTGTTTAACATTGGATGGAAAGCTGGTGATTTAGAAATGGGGATTAAAAAGAATATTCAGGGCAAGAAAATCCCACGTAAGGTAATGAATAGCGGATTCACAGAAACGCTACCGATTAGCAAGCTGAAAGATGTTAAATCATTCATCAATGAATACATCCACACCAACCCATCTAAGCCAATGTATTTTGATGATACCAACGCAATCAATCTGAACAACTACATTAGTGATGAAGACATAGAACGAGATTTATCGCAGTGGATGAATGCACCGTTAGCTGATTTAATACCGGAAGACTTAGAACTCGATTTAAGCCCATTAGAGACACTCTAACGCAATTAAATTAAAAAGGGGTACGAATGTACCCCTTAACTGTTTTAGCTCGTTATACGTCGATTTAGGCCGCTTAAATTCCAAATTCCTGTAATGGACCTGGTATTTCCTCTTCTGGCTTCCAGTCTTTATCTGTCAGCATGTCTAAACATGGATGCAGAACAAGCCCGTTACTCTCCAGAATCTGCCTATCATTGATAGTTTTCAAATCGACAAAGATTTGTCCTTTCCTCGGTCCTCTTGAATTTTCTATTACAACTCTCTGGGTCTTGCCATCAATGTATTCCAATACAAACAAGTTTTTGTATTTGTCAATCCTGCTACACCCGATCCGTTTTAGAGCTTGCTTAATCTTAAACCGGACCTTAATGCGATCCTCGTTATAAACATCTTCTAAATCAAATTCTGCGAGCTTCTCCCAGCCTTGAGAGTCCACAGAATACATTTCCTCTTCTGCCATCTTAATCTGATTGTAGAGTGTTTCACGCTCGCTATTGAGGGTAGTAATCTGATCGGCTAGCTCCTTCGTTGCTCCTGTCATAGCAGAAAGGGCAATCAGGTTATCAATCTTGCGTGATATTTCATCAACCTGTACTTTCAACGCCGGAACCGGATTAGCCTTGTCCTCAGCAACCCAGATTTTATCAGCCAGCAATTGCAATACAGCTTTCTCTAATTGATCACCTCGAAAACTCCAGTTTGTATGCACACATGCAATACGACTAGAGCGCATTGCATCGCATGAATAACGATATTGGTTAGGCCGTTTGTTAGTTCCTTTCACCTTAACCATAGCGGAACCGCAATGTTCACATTTCAGCAGATTAACACCACTAAGCAGGGGGATCGGTTTAGCTTCTTCTTTGTCTCCATAGTTACATGCTCTAACACCAATTGAACCGCCCCGGGAATCCTGGAGACTAAACTTCCTGAGAAAGAGGTAAACAGGATGACTAAAAATACTCGTTTTTCCCCTGAAGTCC